GTTGTTCCATTTTTTTGCACTGAATATCATTAGCTCAATGTTTTTTTGGTACCGCTGCCGGTATCGAGGGTTACTAATACGGTATTGCGGAAACGCAGCTCGCATTCCGGCATGCCGTTCATTTTGATATAGAGTTCTATAGGGTCCAGGATATTCTGCCGGTCAATCCACGCGTTGGCAATGTTCACAAGGAAAGCCTCACGGATATTGGAACCGCCCTGGTTGCCGGCATAGGTGCCACCGGGCATACCTGCACCGAGCACATTCGGATTCACCATCAATGCAAACAGAATTTCCGAGTTGGCGGCTGCCGACACCGGAAGATTGTCACTACCCTGGTATTTGTTCTCCAGCGGCTTGATTTTCCACTCCTCCTCAATCCTGCCGTTCATCTCGTTCACGGCATAATGAGAGAAGATGGGCTTCTCCGCATTGTCCGGTCCGCAAAGGTTCTGCTCCACAGAATCCATATACTTCTGTATGGCCGCCTCACGCTCCTTGGCAGAATAGTCCTTGGACGGGTATTTCTTCTCCCAGTAGGAATACGGTATCTGTACATGCCACTTCCAGGTTATCTGGTTCTTGTAGGCTTTCTTGAGGAAATGGGGGATAAGATGGGCTATCTCCACCCATCCACAAACGTAGGCGGGCCACCAGATGGGCATGCCGTAAAGGTCGTCGTTGCTCCAGCTGTCGCGTACCGGCATGATGAAACCGTCCTTCACCTTTCCGGCAAACTTCAACACTTCAGCGTGCATCTGCGGGTCGTATTCGGAGAGGACATCCAGCCTGGTGTATTGTCCCTTGTCCGGACGCTGCGGCCAATATCCGGAAACGATGCACTTGCAGGCGCCGTATTCGTCCACTTCGGAATAACGGCGGTAAAGCGCATTGACCGGATTGACCCCTGCAAAAGAATTGCCGGCAGCCGACGGCACAAACTGGACGGCACCGTTGCCGAATTTCAGGTAATCCCGAAGCACCTTCTCCATGTAGCGCCTCACATTCCGGGAAGCAATAAAAGTCTGTACCCGGCTATCGGTAACGGGCTTCAGTATCTCGTTACCATCATTGTCGTAACCGTTCACCGTACAAGGATATATGCCTTGCCCAAGTGTCAGGTTACGAAGAAACTTCAGGCCCGTATTGAGCACGCTGGTGTTTCCTATCTCTTCAGCCGCCTTCTGGGGGAAATCATTCTCATCTCCCCATGGACGCACCTTCACTCCGTCGATGTCTATATAGGAAACATTCGACAAGTCATATGGCGCCAGGATTCGGGTACGCTCCTTCATTTCGTTTTGGGGTGTCCCCATCGTTTCGCCGAATATGTACGTGGACTGCATCAGCAGGGGAATGCCGCTTGAATTAAACAATATGTTCATCAGAATATTATTTTCTTTTTGTTATACTCCAGTATCAGGTCAATATCCACAGGATAGGGGTGTCCTTCCGGATTTCCCTTGCAGTCGCAGGGCTGCACGCCCCGGAGCTGGTATTCCTTCATGTTCATGCGTCCTGCACCGCAGGCGTAGGCCTGGGGCATGAAATAGACCTTGCCTTCCTTACTGACGAACTTTATCGAAAAGATGCGCCGGCGTCCGCGTTCGTCCGTGCGGATGTCCATGTCGGCCAGAGCCAGGTTTCTGCGTATTGTCTCCATATCGTTATATCATTCAAATGTTCTGTCAAATGTGTAGTCGAATATTCCTCCACCGAACGAGTACCGGTCAAACACCTGGTGCTTTCTGCTTGCCGGGCAGAAGGTGAGGTTCACGTTCACCCGCTGGTTTCCCATCTTGGTATGGGTAAAGTCGATGTCCGTGATGATGATCTCCATCGGAAGCGATGGCGTGTCATACCATCGCTGTACCGGAGAAGTCAGCATGTCCACCAATGCCTTGTATTTGTTTTCGTCCAGATAGCCGGTATTGACAGTGCGTAAATCGTTGAAGAAAGGGCTGAACCTCCGTTTCTGTTTCATCAGGTCTGCAATATCCCCCTCCAGTTCCGGACTGTACTGTACCAGTCCGGAAAATGAAATCGATTCCGGGAGCCCGAACACGTTATAGTAGAGGAACTGGTGCATTTCCCGGTGGTTCTGCCGGTCAAGGACATACCTTACAAGGTCTGTCAATGTACCGTTGGTGATGCGTGCGTCATACGATATGATATTGTCGCATTGGACGCCTGAGAGCCGGCTTATCTTTACCGGACTCATGTTATATGCCGTCATGCGGTCTGTGCCGGACTGTTCGAGCTTTATGGTTTTCTTGATGCTGGAGCCGGACTCCATGTATATGATGTCTATAAATACCTCTGTCCTGGCCGAGACGAAAAAGGAGAGATAGTCAATGCTGTTCTGCCTGATATGCTTGATTTTATATCGGGAGTAGAAGATAAAGTCCGTCTGCGGGTCAAAAGACACATGATACCTTGAGTAAAATACATGCAGGGTATAGTTTTCGGTGGATTCGCTGTCCGAGAGTTCCAGCCGTACCTCCATGGGCGGCAAGGCCACACGGTCATCCCCACCGTTGAGATCAGGACGTACAAAATACTCATTGATAATGTCTCCGGGGTCGCAAATGATGACTGTGTTGCTGTGGTCCGGATAATAAATTTCGGACAGTGCCTCCTGCCCGTCAACCTCTATCCTGAGGCTCAGTTTGTCATGCACGTCCGCAATGCGGATGTCCTGCATGTCAGAGGAAAACACATATGAGTCATTTACAAGATTTGTCACCATCTCCATAAGTCTTTAGATACTCCCAACACCAGTGACCTGTTGTACAAGTCATAGCCCGCCCTGAACTCCCAGGACTTACGCCGGTACCCTGCGGACAGTACACATCCGTAACGTCCCGCATCCATTCCCAAGACCAGCGCGTTATGGTGGACGACCGGTTGCCGGTAGTCCACCACTACCGTGCGGTCAAGCAATGAATTGCGGGATATGACATCGGTCAGCTCCACTTTCAGGTAAGGGCGTTCAATAATTGTATCAAGATAATGCTTCTCCGAGAAATAGTCGGCCAGTATAGCCGCCGTATCCACTTCTGTGGGTACCTCACGGACAATCACCTCCGGTTCCGGAATGGCAGGGCGTATTGTATCATGCCTGACTACCGTTTCCGGTACGCGGACAATGCTCCGTTTCCGGGAACCCAGCCAGTGGCCGGCCCAGCCGGAGAGAAGTGCGATAACCGCACAAAGCAACATATGGCTAACCTTCCGTCTCATCGGCCTTTTTTCTGAATTTATCCGTGACTGTCACCCACAATATTCCCACCTGCTTGATCAGCGCGTCTTTCGGCTTGCCGTCGATGACCGCCAGGTTCTCCAGTATGCTTGTCACGTGCTCGACACAGAACCAGGTCATGACGAACACCTTAACAATGGAAAAGAACAGGGTGGCCAGTAGCATGACAAAGCTTTCTTCCGCTCCGGCCTTGCTTTCCAGATAGAACGAGTGGGTGATATAGATGATGGTCAGCCATATACACAGCTTGATGATGCAGCGTGAGAAACGGAAGCTTTCAAATCCTATTCCCTGGACCTTGCTTGCCCGGATGCCCGTCCACATCTCTGAGACAATGGCGACGAGCATGGCCATGGCCAGGAACGGTGTAATGCCTATCCATTCGCTGACTACGGCAGTGACGGCGCTGAAGGAGATGGCCGGAAATTGCAGGTTGTACTTGAAGCTCGGAGCCACCGAAAGAAAGAACTCCTTCGGTGAATCATACCCATAGGTGGCGACGAATCTTGTGAAAAAACGTATCATATCTCTTTTTTTGTCACAAAGATAGAGCCCAACCATCCGCTCTCATAGGACAAAAAAAGCCCTTACTCTCACGAGCAAGGACTTCAAAAATAAAAAAATCTCCGGTTAGTATTTTTATGGCTTCTCGTACATCACCCAGTAGGGTTGTCCTGCCAAATATTCTACATGGTACCCGGCATCAGCCAGTTGTTTGGCCAGCGCCATCGGAGCGACATCGACAATGTTCGACAGCTCATATACCAGTTCAGCGGTGGTCTTGTAACATTTCTGTGAAGTGGTACCGATGGGTGAATAGTTCTGGCCGATGAAGTTTGCTATGGCTTTCTGCCGCTCGGCTTGTTGCTTCTCTAATTCGTCTTGTTTGTCCGGTTCTTCGTCGTTTTGATAAGAACGGAATCCTATAGGCTTTTTCATTGGGCACCTCCTTTCTGATTAGGAATAAGGCCTAAAAATTCGGTACGGGCATTATGTAATGTTGCTAAAATATCCAAAAATGTTTTTGAATTGTCATAGAAATAACCACTGTATTCAAGGAGAAAGCCGATACTGTCATCCAACAATTCTGCAAGAGATGCCGCTCGATTATTTTGCAATTTCAATAAGCAATTAGATATGGAATCGTCAAGTACAATTCCATTAACGGTAGTATTATCCATTCTCACCTCCTTTCTGTTCCAGCATATTCGCCTTCTCACTAAATTGAAAAATGGAACGTACCTTGCAAATATCGAGAAAGAATACCGTGTCCGGGCATCCGCCACTTATGACATGGGCCTCGATACGTATGGTACAATCACGTCCCAAAGGGGTAGCAGTACATTTCATGCGCTTCAAGTTCGGGTGTTCAGCATTAATGCGGTTGACCGTATCGCCTATTTCATGCTTGAGTGCATCCAGGGAAAGTTCATCCTTGATAAGAACGTTTTTATACTTCTCTACATAATCAATAACCTTTTTCCATGCCCGGTTCTTGGGGGAATAGGTCTGCAGATGGTAAACAAAGAACATCATGCTTTGCCTCCTTTCTCATTAAAGGTGATGTTGACTGTCCCACCATTGACATAGATGGAAATGGATTTGTCGCTACGTGCTGCACGGATACGTTTACGTCCTGCGCACAGTTCAACACCCAGCTGGGCAAACAGTTCTTGAACCTTCTCTGCGGATACATAGCGTCCGCGAGCGCTTTGAGATTGTTTTGTCATAATGAAGAGCATTTAAAATAAAACAATATGTTATTAAAGACGGGAAAGGGAACTTTCTCCAAAAAACTGGAAAACTTATAAACAAAGAAAGTTCCGCTTTCCCGTTGCTCTTCACCTTGACAAGGCAGTGGGTGCATTAACACTCCACACGGGGGTCGGAACTATAGAATACCATTGGGCATAAAAAATGCCAACGGCAAAAGTTGGCGAACAGTCTCGCCTTGTCAAAATGAAGAGCACTGCAAAGATGCAGGTTTATTTTGAAATGGCAAAAGAAAAACGGAGATTTTTTTGTTTGCTGTATAATCGAAAACTTTTTATTAATACTTCTACAATCATTTGCTTTAATGAAGTAGATAATGAAGATACTCCAGCTTGTGAATAGAGTAAGTTTTAGATTGTTATTACCTTGTTGAAATTTATGGAACTTTTTTCTGGAACAATACAATTATCAGAGAATATCATATACTCTTGCCCTTTTCCAACTGTAGCCGCACTATAATTTAGAGAATATTCGTACATTCGGAATTTTAAATAAAGGTCAAGAATAAAATCTTCTTTATCATAAGTTACCACCCACTTTATATTTTCTAATCCTGCGATTGCATTATAAATATCTCTATGGTCTTGGTCATCATAATAATTCATATAGAGACCCTTACCTTTTTTGTAGTAAGGTGGATCAAAGTAAAACAAGGAATTATTTGGTAGATTACTCTGTAGATTATGAATTAACTCTACTGCATCTAAATTATGCAATTCAATTTTGTCTTTATATAAAGCTATTAATTTAATACGTTTTTTCAAATCATCAGAATTATAACGAGCATCAATTAAATAATTCCCAGTTTGATTAAGCCCACCGATAACTCCCCCTTTTATAATACCGGAACGATTTGTCCTATTTAAAAAGAAAGTCGAAAATCCTAAAGATAATAGTTCGGCATTAGTTTTGTTTTTTTGAATTTCTCTTTGTTCATACCAAGTATCAATCGTGATAGGAGTATTTTCTATTAGCTGGCAGAATTCATCTGTATAATTTAAAATAGAATACCAAAAAGCAAATAATGAGCGATCTTTATCATTTATAATAATTTGATTGGCAACCCCGTTAATTAACAAAGAAAGAGCTATGGAACCTCCGCCAACATAGGGTTCTATATAGGTTCCCCCTATTAAATTATTTGCAACAAATAATTCAGAAAAGAAAGAAGATATCTTTCCTTTTCCTCCAGGGTATCTAAGTGGCGAGTAACGCATCATATAATTATTCTGATTCTATTTGAGACCACAAAGTTACCATAAAATCCTGAATATTATCCCAAGTTGTTTGAATATCTATTGGCACAGGGGAAAGTTTGTTACTATGTACATAAGCATTCATTGTATCCACTCCCCAAATAGAATTACGTTCTTTGGTTAATAATTTTACAGCTTTTAATATTGTTTCATCTGCAATTTTCTCTTTATATAAGTATTGACTAGCATCATTAACCTTCTGATACAAACTTCTTGAAGAATTGGAAGCCGAAATTTCTCCTTCTTTAAGTAATCCTTTTTTTTCAATGAAAGTATCTACACTTAATTCTAAAAAAACTCTCAAAGTGACAGCTGCACAATTAACAAAACTTCGAACATCTATTTTTTTCAATTCATCATAAATTTTATTTGCTTTTGGATTGGAAATCCTAATAATACAATTATTGGGTATAAGAGTTTTACGTTGGGTCGGAATAGACTTCTTTAAATGTCCCTTAGAATGCAAATCACTTCCCTCATTCTTTGCTGTATTATCTTCTTCTTCCAAATTAGGAATTTGTTCTAATGGATTATCCAACCTCCAAACTTCTCCTATTGTCTTATTTTTATCAGGCAGTTTTTCTCCTAAGCCTTGAATATAATCTTTTCTTTGCTTGGCATTATATATAGAACTAACCTTAAAATCTTTATCAGACAAATCTAAAATAATTTGCCCTAAGGCCTTAGCTATTTCTTCTTCTTCAAGATTAGAACTTAATTTAGAATTTATATACTTTAAACCCAAAATTTCCCGAACACTTTTATCTCCTAATAAACGAGCAAAATTTGTGAGTTTAATGTTTTCGGAAGCCCTCTTTACTTCTTCTTGTACGAAAGGAGATGTTCGTATGAAATCAATAGCTTGTATTTCTACAGACTTATTTTTTCCATGTTTTATATCAAATCTCTGTACTTGCTCTGGTTTCCACTCAACTATACCAACTCCATTCTGTTCTCCTGTATGTTCTAATCGAACCCATTTATCTGCCTCTTCTACATCATCATAAATATAGCACATTATTTTTCTAATCGGAGTTTCCATAAATCTTTCATGCAGCTTAAAAAAACGATTCTTTAATGAAGCATGTTTTTTAGAATCAATTAACTTAGGGTTAGCCATCAATTTTAATGCTGTGGTTCTTCTGTTTCCTTCCTTTACAAGAAATTTCTTGTTAGATTTCTTTGATGGCATAACATAAAATGGCTTGGGAGACAACCCATTCTCTAAAATATGTATCGCAATATAATAAATTTTGTCTCCTAATTTTGTTAGCATTATGTCTATAGCCTGCTTTTCATTCTCAACAGACTCAAAACGATCATTATCTGGATTTATAATTAAATTAGAAATACTGATAGATTTGTATTTTTTGTTTGTCATAATATTAAATGGCGAATCCTTCACTATAGTGCGCCTACAGGAATGAATAAACCTGAACCCAATCTTATGGGTTACACTATGGAAAAGGATTCATTTAATTCATTTTTTGGCGTTGCTAAAATAGTGATTTTATCAAACTTAACAAAATAAAAAAACTTTTTATTCTAAATTTAATTCATGATTATTTGAATAATGAAATAAAAAAGGCTTCCAACCCGTGGAAGCCCCTCTGTCATTAAAAACCTTACGGCCTCGCGATAGACCGAGAAGTATCTTTCATTATGTCGCCAAGCTCGGATAGAGCTAAAGATAGGGTATTCAGTTCATCAGCGGTGAAGTTGGCTGGTTTGCCGTTTACCGCACTTCCGTTAATCCGTTGATATAGCCATTGGCGTGTTCTGCCAAAATAGTGCTGGGCAATATACGACATAGAAGCGAAAGGCAATACTTTTTCTAAGGTCTGCCTGATTTCTACTGTTTTCACAATGGCTTGGGCTTCATTGATTGATTGCCTGGCACCATCTTGGAACGCCTGCGCAAACGCTTTTTTATCTTCCGGTGAAAGCGTCTGCAGAAAAGCCCTGAAACGTTTCTTATGGTCGGCCAATTCCTCCGGAGTATTGCATTTTACATATTCCGACTTCCATTTTCCCAATTCTTTCTGTACGTCCATAAGCCTAAAAATTATATGTTAGAGAAAAAGTAGCCCCCTCAAGGAGGGCTACCGTTTTCATTCAGCTTGTCTTGTGCATCATTCAAGTCATCGAGACAATCATTGATGCTTTCCTCAAGCTCCTTATCGGAAATCCAATCAGTATTCTGAATGTCATCCCAATAGAGGGAAAAGAAGCTGAGGTCTTTTTTCGCAGCTTCAATCCGAGCCTTTAGCTCTTCGTCTTCAGTCATAAAAAGATCGCGATACATTATGACACTGCAAATATAATAACCTTTTGGTAATTATGTAAGGGAAAAAGGAGTTATTTTTGAGAGCAGATGTCTTTTTAACATTATTATTCTATCCGGTAAAAAGTCCCCTTCAATACCTTGCTTAATCCTCATCTTTATTATCCAACAGTAAAAATGTGCCTTCTACTATATCGGAAACTTCATTATTGTCAATCTGATATTTCATTTCAATGCAATAATACTTTTGGTTGCCAATTACAAAAACAGACATCGGGTCGTATATTCTGCCTTTTCTCTTGAACTTGATGTTATATTCTGTTCCTTCGTTGACTTTCAGGTTATGTTTATAGAGTGAGTTATATAGTCCGTGTTCTCCATCAAGTTCAAGTGTTACCGTTTTATCCGGATACACTGCATATAAGGCAGCGTCTCCAAAATTGTAAGAACCATGATGGAATGGCGTAGTATGGCACATTGGAATTCTATGGTTACTGTCGCTTCTTGCCGATTCGCCATTGGATGAATCAACGCTTATGAAGTATTCTTGATAACCCTCATAAAAAGCTATGAACAAATGGTTCGGAGCTTGTTTTTCGGTAATTCCATCTTTAATATAGTCTATCAGCCCCTGGGTGTTTTGACTGCTGTCCGACACTTCCAATACATTGCGAGCAAGTGGTACGGTAAATTTCATGAATGTACCGTTTTCTCTCAGGTATATTTCAGCTGGGATAATCTCAAGCTCAACAAAATCTTTATCATTCTCATTATTTACCACCCTTTGTAAGTACATTAAATGCTGGTAGAACTTCATGGTTCCGGAAGAATTGTCCACCCTATAAACATGGTTGATGCCAAAGAATTGGTCTTTATAGATTATCATTTGGTTGAAGGTTGCCGGATCAATATCAAAATCCCACAATCTGTTTGTGCGAAAGGTGCAAAGTTTTAAAATCTCTGGATCAATATCTGCAAATTCATAGTATTCTATTCCGGAAGGGAATTTGTACTTGACATTTGTGTAGTTTGTATATACCTCATTCTCTTGCTCATAATTTTTTTCATACTCATTCAGAATGTCGTCTGTCTTTATATATATAGGTGTGCTCTGCTCATAGAAAGTGTTTGTACGGACAATATCAACCGTCTTGTCATTTGGATTAACAAGAAATACAACATTGAAAAGCGTCTCGACATGGCTGACAAAATCAGAGACACTCCAATCGGGAAGAATATCTGCATAGTTGTTACTGTCCAACCCGTTCACACAGATTATTTTTTTTGTGTAGTCTTCTCTAAGTACATTTCTCTGTAGGGTGTATCCTAATAATTCAATGGTTTTTTCCACATAAAACAATAGGTAAGGCTGAACCCGTAATGTTGCATTAGCTAAAGTTGTCGGTGCCTGGCTGTTGTTTTGTGTATCAACTTGGTTATAATATTTAGAGCCAGTACCCACTAAATTATTATCCGTATTGACCAGCACGGGACAGCAGACATAGTTGAACTCCGGATATGAGGCAGACAAGGATTGCCGTGCTTGTTCTAAAGTAACATCAATAGTTCCGAAATTCAGGTCTCGCATATATCCTCCAGACAAATAGTTGAGCTCCGAATTACCGGAAATAAGTTGAATCCTGACAGTATTGTTCGTGGCTCCCAATATTATTTCGGTTCCTCTGAACAAACATCTTGCTCCGTCAAATATAACGGCAGAACGCCCTGTTGTCCGTAAAGTCACATCCCTACGGTTGATATGTTTATACAGTATTGCGTTGGAGGGTACATGTAGGTCTATCTCTATTTCATAGGTATGTTCCCCTTCTTTTGTGAATAAGGGATTACGTTTATAGTATTCAAAGGAATTGTTCGCAGACAAAAAAACGGGCTGATTATCTATATATAAATGTATCATTTTTTACGTGTTATGTGATTTCTCATTTTTTCGTATTCTTTCTGAGCCTGGTTGATACCCCGTTTGCCGGTAACATAAGTTTCCGCCACCAAAGGATCATCCAGCCTGTTTTTAAGCTTTCGCAATACGCGGGTACATTCTATCAGCATCGCCACCATAGCCGGATCATTGGTCGTCGTTGTGGCGCTGGCAGCTGGTGCTTTGGCAGGTACGGTACGTGTACTCTTTCCGGAACCTGCCACAGCCGCTATGTCTTCAGCTGTCAGATTACCGACATTACCGCTACGCTGTGCCACGTCAATGGCGTCGAATATCGGTCGTAGATTCGGATTGGCCACAGCAAAACGGTTGGCGACGAATTCGTTGGAATGTACGATACCCTGCGGCTGGTCCCAATCACCTGGACCGGTATAGCCACCGGTGTAGAAGTTGCCCAATATACCCTTTGCTGTTTCGAAAGCTGCCGTAATCAAAGCTATCTTGGCGGCTGCAGAGGCTAAACCTAATAATCCCTTAGTTGATATATCCTTGATTGTAACTTCAGCAATGGCTGCAGCTTGAGTGGCAATCAGCTGTTTTTCGAGTGTATCCAGCATGATAACCAGTATATTCTTCATGAATTCACCGAAGTCCTTTTCTTCACCGGTAAAAAACTCTGCCAGGCTTTCACCCAATTGCTTCGATACATCTATCATGGTATCTTTCATTTTGGTGAACGCTTCGACTTCAGATTCATATTTTTTCTTGGCATCCTCCATTTGCGCTTCATCAGCCTGCTTACGAACTTTCTGTTTGTCTTCTTCACTCACGGTAACATCTTCCAGTACTTTATTATGATACACATTCTGTAAGCGGCGCAGTTCATTGAGATATTCCTCTTCGGAAGTCTTGTATTCATAATGGTACATGGTAGCCGCTTCAATCTGCAACTGATACTCTTTCTCCAGGCGTGAATAAGTCTCTTCTCCTTGCTTCTCACGACGTTTTTCCGCATCTCTGGCAGACTGTTCATCAAACTTGCGCAATTCATCACGCGCCTTTATTTCCGCATCAAGTATTTGGTCATTGATACGTTGAATCTCTGAAGGCTCAAGCCCCTTGACCTTCAGCTTATCGTTGAGCAGTTGTATTTCTGCATCCCGCATCTGCTTGTTGTATTCTTCCTGGGTCATCTTATCGTCAGCGAGGTACTTCCGTTTGATGTCAGCGATACGTCGGTAGTAGTCGGCTTCAGCTTGGGCGAACTTGTCTTTGGAAGTGTTGTTTTTATCGCAGGTACAAGGTTTGTTTCCACATATCGGACATTTTCCACCGTCATTGCCTCCGGTGGGATTGTTTTTAGGAGTGTTCGGATTCAATGCTTTCCATTTTTCTTGTACCAGTTTCTTATAACGTGCAGTTAAAGATTCAACAATCTCTTCTTCTTGGGAAATCTTGTTGCGAACATCCTCGCGAGCCATCGACCCCATCGGTGAATTGTCACTCAATGCCGGGGATTTTTGAAGGCGCATCAGGTTGATCCGGTGCTTATCCAGTTCGTCGGCAGCCTCTTTTAATTCGATATTGGTTGCTAATACGGCATTATATCGGTCAAGTGCCTCTGTGTTTTCATTGATGATTTTGCCCTCTTTATCAATCTCTGCATTATAATCCGGAATAATAGCCTGCAATTGTACAATTGCCTTTTTACGTTCAAAATTGGAAAGATTATTATTGTGTATTTTGGTGGTCAACTGTTCAATCAGTGATGATTGACGCGCATATTCATCATTTGATTTTTCTGTAATTTTCTCATTGACTTTATTTAGGTCGTAATAAGCTTTGGTGCGTTGTGTCAGTTTGTAGGATGCGGTAGCTGCTGCAAGAACTAATGTAACCAGTAAGCCAATCGGATTGCTGGACATAATAGTCCAAGCTGCTTTCAGCGATTTGGCAGCCAAATCAACGCGCCCGTGTAAAACCTGCACGGCAGCGGCATATAAATAAGTGGCGGTACGTAGTGATTTAAGTAAAACAGAATGTCCTTGCATGAGCATTGATAATTTACGCAAGTTTCCAAATGATGTCACTGTATAACCAGACAATGTATTCATTGATGCGGCATAAGCCAAATTGAGAACTGTCGCAATTTTGGTAAGTGAATTCCAAATAGAATACCATGCTGTAATTATCTTCAGCCGGGTAGCATATACAAGCAATATCGTACTAAGCCACAATACAGTACCACCCCATTTTTTGCACCAGTCAATCAATCCCGGCAAATACTTGAGCACATTGGTCAGCATATTCGTACTCACCGTCAGAGCCGGATTCAGTTTCTCTCCCAAATCAATGGCTGCCAGCTTCATCTTATTG